GTGATTGCTTTACCACCTTTGTAAACGTGTAAGTAGTGTGTAGTCTTACCTTTACCCGCTGTTGGTGTTAAACGGAACTCAAATCCACCGATAAGGACGGTGTCACCTTTAGTTACAATTTTCATATTGTTATTGTTTTATATTAATTATAGTACTAATATAACAAATGTTCCTTACATAAAAAAATAAAATGGCACTTATTTTGCAAAAACTTGCCTATTTACAATCAGTATAAATAAGGAAGTTCTGTCAATAAATGGCGGATATATATTTCTAAGTGTCAGGCATAGGCCTGATTAAACCAAAATAAATTTATACAGTATGACAGTCAATGACGCAATTAGCAAACTAAGAGTAATGCTTGGTGCTGCTACTGAAGAAGTTAAGGAAGTCAAATTGGAAGAAGAGGTAAAAGTAGAAGAAAAGGTAGAGATTAAAGCTGCCGAAGCTACTTTAGTCGACGGAACGGAAGTTTTCACTGAAGGTGAATTAGAAGCAGGAGCAATCCTATTTGTAAGAGCTGGAGAGGGAGTATCTGAAGATCCATTCGCACCCGCTGGAATCCATGAAACTACTGACGGTTTATTAATCACTGTAGGTGATAATGGTGAAATTACTGCAATTGAAGACAAGTCTCCTGAAGTTGAAGCTTCTGAAAAGAAAGAAGAAGAAGTAGCAATGGAAGAAGTCGAAGAAGAAGTTGAAGTAAAAAAAGAATTCGATGCTGAAGAATTATTAGAAGGCGTTGCAAATCTTTTACAACCATACACTGAAGAGATTAAAGAACTGAAAGAAGAACTTTCTGTATTAACTTCAAGATTTAACGAAGTAGCTGACGAACCAGCTGCAACAAACAAGGTACGCAACACCTTCTCAGAAGAGGCAAAAACAAGAGCTAATACAGCCGAAGCAAGATTTGAAAGACTTGTTTCTTTACGTAACAGCAGAAAATAACCAAAAACAATTAAAAACAAAAACTAAATTATGGCATTTGATTTAACAGCACTTAGTGTGTACACAGATGAAACATCAATGGATTTAATTGCAAAGGCGGTATTGAATACTGACTTAATGTCTTATGTAGACTTAAGATCAGGTCTTTCTGCTGGAACAGTTGCAATCAACTTGATGGACGGTGACTTAAACGTCGCTGACTTAGCTTGTGGATGGAATCCTTCAGGCGATGTAAACTTTTCTCAGGTAGATATTACTATCAGAGACAAGCAAGTAAAAATGGACTTATGTCCAGAAGACCTTAGACAATACTGGTTAAGCCAGAGAATGTCTGCGGCAGCAAACCAAGAGAGTGTTCCTTTCGAAGAAGTAATCGCAGGTTACTACGTAGAGAGAATCTCTAAATACAACGAATCTTACTTAATCTCAGGAGATGGTACAGGTACTGGTATTAAAGATCAAGTAACTGCTGGTAACGGTGCTACTTTATCTGCAGCTCCAGCAGCATGGACACTATCTAATGCAGTTGAGCAAGCTTTAAACATCTTTGATGCAATCAACGAAGCATCTAAAGATAGAGACGATTTAATTATGATCGTATCTCCAGCTAACTTTAACACTCTAAGAAGAGCATTAGTTGCACAAAATTACTTCCACTATGATCAAGGTGACGGTCGTTCATTCGAATTACCAGGAGCTAACATCACTGTAGTTAAAACTTCAGGTTTAGTAGGTTCTGATTACGTAGCAGCAGGTCCTTCTTCAATGATTGTTGCAGGTACTGGATTAGAAGATGACGCATCAACAGTACAGTTCTTTTTTGACAAAGGACAAGATGTTGTAAAATTCATCGCAAAATGGAGATTAGGTGTAGCCGTATCTCAAGTAGATCAGTTCGGAACTAACGGATTGGCATAACCAAAAAATATAAAAGAAAACTATGGCTTGTTCAAATTTAACAGCAGGATTTACTTTAGATTGTAACGACTCTAATGGTGGTATTGATAAAATCTTTATTGCTAACGGACCAGTTGAATCTATCACGCAATCCAGTGGAACGATAACAGCAATTACTGTTGGAGGTTCTGCATTGACGCCTAGTGACTTTTATGATTTTGATGTACCAAGACAGACTAGTTCATTCACTGAAACTATTAACGTATCTCAAGAGAATGGTACCGTATATTACGACCAAGCTCTTACTATGATATTCAACAAAATGGAAGCAGCAAAGAGAGATCAGATTTTACTGATGGCTCAAGCTACTGACATGGTGGTTGTATTCAAAGACAACAACGACAAGTATTTCTCTGTTGGTGTTGAAAGAGGTGCATTTATGACTGCAGGTTCATCTGTATCTGGAACCGCTTACGGCGACAGAAACGGATATGAATTGACAATTTCTGGAATGGAAGATCAACCTTCATTTGAAGTTACTAGCTCTATCGTAGAAGCTTAATCTACGCTTATATAAATAAGAAAGGGTCCCAATAGGGACCCTTTTTTTATATCAATTGTTTTGGTGGATGAGGTGAACGCTCAGATTTATTCATTGGGAATTTACGTTGACTCTGCCATAAGGCATCTTTAAGTACTGCATAAGTATATGTTTGACCGTTAATCCAAATCTTAGGTCTATAATGTGCTAGAGTTTGTGTAACAGGCACACCTTTAGTATGATCATACAGCTTACCTTTTACTAAATACTTTATATCTACTTGTATAAACCTGTCAAATCCTATTTTAACACATTGTTCTAATAGATAATTAATACGCTCAGCATCATTAGGGCCTATAATAGTTAGATCAATATCTTTTGCACCGGTTGTATTTAGTATACTACCATGCGCCCAGAGCTGAAAACCACTCCAATCTAGCTCTTTTATACGTTCTAGTATCTCAATTACTAGTGGATCTTGTAATCCACACAGCTGGTGTAGGTTCGCACACTCATAATCACCATATATTATATGTTTATTCATACTATATGTATCTTCCACAACTTTCACTCTTTTTATATTTCTAAGTAGAAACACACATATACTATATGACGACAACAATAAGTGGTACTACTGCAACATTTTACATTAATTCACCTAGTTTAGCGCTAAATCTTAGTGATACATTTGAGCTTAAGTCACAGTATTCACAAAAAGATACTGTAATAGTAGCTTCAGGTGACTGGTCAATTGTTACAGAGAACGAAAGATACGCAGAATTTATAGTAGATCTACCAGTAGGCTTTAAAGATAAGCACTATAATGGCTATTATACTTGGTCATTAGGTCCTTATTCTAATATTGTAAAGATTATTACTCAGCCTGGAGGTGACCTTGGGGAAAGCGAATATATAAGTAATAACGAAAACAGAGAAGCAGACGTCTTTTATCGTCCAAATTATTAAGAAATAATATGAGAAACACAAACCCAGAAGGATTATACAGTATTAAAGGTAGTAAGTTTGAAGCATTAGACCTACCAGTAATCCAAGAACAAAGAGGTAAAGACTATATTAAGTTCGGAATCGATAACTTATTTCCACAAGAACTTATTACTTTATATGATACCTCAGCAATGAACCACACTTGTATAGATGCCATTAAAGACGGTATCTTTGGTGAAGGTATAGTAGACTATGGTGGTGAATATATTAACACAGAAGGCGAAACTATCGATGATGTATTTGAAAAGATTTCATTAGATTATACACTATTCGGAGGTTACTCACTTAACTTAATATGGAATAAAGAAGGTACGAGAATCGCAGAGATTTATCACTTACCATTTGCAAACGTAAGATCAGGTAAACCAGATGAAGAAGATAAAGTACATAGTTACTACTACTGTTCTGACTGGTCACAAATAAGAAAGTATAAGCCAGTTGAATATAGAGCATTTAATCCAACAGATACAAAGAAAGACGCAGCAAGTCAGATCTATTATTGTAAAAACTACAATCCAGGTCAAGAAATCTACCCTTTACCGGCTTATATTGGTGGGGTTAATGATATTCAGCTTGATGCGAGGGTGTCACGCTTCCATAACGCAAACATCTCAAACGGACTTGCACCAAGTATGTTCGTACAATTCAGAAACGGAATACCTAGTCCTGAAGAAAGACGTGACATCTATAGAGAAATAGAAGATACATTCAGTGGAGAAGAGAATGCCGGTCGTTTCTTTTTGGCTTTCTCTGAGCCAGGTAAAGAACTAGAAGTGACACCAATCGAGAATGCTAATGATGATTACTACTTGACGCTCGAGCAAAGAATTACGTCACGAATCCTTACTGCACACCGCATCACTTCTCCACTTCTTTTAGGTATTAAAGATGGAGCAGGTTTCTCTAGTAACTCAGATGAAATCATTACATCTTACTCACACTTTATGAATACTGTAGTAAGACCAAAACAAACTAAAATTCTTAACACTTACGCTTATATTCTAAGTTTAGCTGGTTACAATGTTAAATTAGAAGTAGAACCAGTACCAATGATTATTGGAACTGATGAAGACGATCCGGCGTTACAAGAAGATATAACAAATATAGCAGACGTATAATATGGCAAACACAGCACTACTAGTATCAGAACAGAGACTTAAGCAATGGACTCAGTTAGATGATAACGTTCGTATGAATGAGATCACACCGTTTATTGT